CGCGTGGGTTGGTCAGGTCACCCGGATTCAACGCTGGGTCAATCGGTGCATGAAGCATCGGTGACATATCAGCAATCGAGAAGGTGACATCAATACCCAGTGGTTGTTTGTCTTTGGTCCAACCGACGTTACCCACACCACGTTGAATTGACATCGAGTCAAGCATGCCAAGTCGAGTCTGTGAACGACCTTTGGAGAAGGCTTCTACTAAGAAAGGAGAAGTATAGGCCTGAGCACCCACAGAACGCGGTAGGATCATGTTTAGCAGACAAACCAAAGGGAAGTGATCAAGTTCTGCACACGACTCACTGGGTGACCGTATGGGGACCTTAAATTGATGGTGTACGTTTCACGAGGAAGCGACGCCGTCGATCCAGTCCAGTGTTGTGGAATCTCGATATAACCTTGACCCAACAACAAGTTGACTATCCCGCCCAAACCGGTACCCGACGCATAACCTTGTACCACCTGCATACCCGCATCAATCAAACCATCGATCGGTGCAAAGCCTGTCTTGCCACCCCCTGCCATGAAACGTGCATCAGCGGCTGCAGTAGAGGCGCCATTTAGAATACCGGATAACTGGTTCTCACCAAATGAACTCTGGAAGGATTCACCCACCGCGCCATTGTGGTTAACCTTAAACCCAATGAAGCTACCGCCATCACGTAATTCCGATTCCATGTGGTCAAGTACACTGTTAAAGAAACCAGTTGACTTCTCCACATCGGTAACCGCTTGGGTATCGCCGTTATCAGAAACCGTGACATTGGTTCCGGTGTCTCCATCGGAGTCCATGGTGTAGTTACCCGCACCTTCCATACTGGTACCGGTATTGTCCTTCACCTGACCTAACCCCGCATTAAAATACGAGTCCAGGTAATTAGACAGTGTCGAGTTAGGACTATCACCGGCTGGGTCTGTCCAGGTCCGTCCATGGTTTTGAATGGTGGTGATCGCTGAGTTACGATCACTGACCGACGCTGATTCGATGCGCTGCCCTAATGCTTTCTGCCAACGAATGTGTTTACGGTTCGCACGGTTAGCAAGATAGAAAAGGTCAACAGAACCATCAGCACGCCAGAGACCAGGCAACATGTTCGCAAGCAACTTACGCTCATTTGGCGTATAGGCTGAGAAGTCAAAGGTTTGCTCCTTCACAGTGGCGTGACGCGTACGGAAAGCCGGTGGGATGATCCCCATGTTGATCATGATGGCGTTCAACATGTTGGTACATGACTTCCAGTACAATGGCATGGCATTCTTCGAATAATAGAACTTCGATTTAGGAATACCCATGAGCCAAGTCACGGTGGTGTACGTTACAGAGATCGCTTGGATCGGCCAGTGAATAATCGCCGATGCAGCTTCTGCAAAATGGAACAACCAACCTGGTGCACGACCTGTACGCGCCAAGTAAGCGGCATTCGCATCAAACATGTTGGCTAAGAAACTGAACAGGCCATTGAACTCTGGAACACCCATGCGGAAATAAACCACATCAGCGTTGTCATCGATGTTTGCGCTGTAGTCAGAACCCATTCCACCAAACTGATCATTCCACCAACGTGAGGAACGGATGTCACAAGTCGGTGCCCATTGAGGTGGAGGGTTGATCCAAAAGTTACCACCCGGGGTTGTATCCGTGAATTTGTTCCGGGCTTTCTGATATTGCCTACGGTCTTTTAACCCGTCATCAATATTTACCCCAGACAACATAAATGCCTGTTGTAAATAATCATGGTCTTTTAAGTTCATTCACAAACTCCGAATGATAGTAAAAAGGAGGAGGGGCTTTCACCCCTCCTGATTACCCGTTACCATAGCTACGACGGAAACCAACAGTCGGAGCGCCTGCACCATTAGCCGGTGGCTGTGTAGCAGCAGGTGTACTCATCATGCTGGTTTGCACCTGGATGAACTTGGTCATCGCATCGACCAACAGACCGATGTTCGTATCGATGTTTGCCAAGTGGTCTTTACTGCCTGCCAGCGCTGCCTGGGACTCTTTAGGCATGACTGGAACAGGAGCAGGTGCAGGTTGTGCTGCGGCTACCTGAGGCGCGTTGCTGACCTGAGGCTGCTGCGGTTGCATCTGTGGTGGTGTATTAAGCGTCGGTGTGGTCGCTGCACCTGGAGGTGGTGCGGTTGACGTCTGGTTATCCGCTGCCGATGCAGTAGAATTACCTGCATTCGGTGTGGTTGATCCCGCATTCGTCGTAGCAGTCGAACCAGGCCCTGTTGTAGAACGCAAGGCTGGTGCTGCATCTGCCGCTGGAGTGGTGGCGGCGGCTGCATTCGCTGCTGATGCACCTGGTGCGGTGAGTTCTGCTGCAGTCTTCGCACCTGACAGAGCAGGTGTAGCAGGTCCGGCTTGTTGCTGTCCGGCTGCCAATGTCGCTTGCGCATTATCACCTGACGAATCATCCTGCGCTCCAGAAGATTTATCCTTCCCAGAGAGAATGTCGTCAAACTTACCACTGGCCATGATATCGGTATACTGCTTGAAGAGTTGACCACGTTCTGCCAGACCTGTCTGACCGCCGTTGATCATCTTCGTTACCGTGCTCAAGTCCCCTTTCTTCGCAGCATCTTCTAATCCCTTACGAGACTTCCAATACCACAACGCTGTCTTAGCCGCCACATCTGGATCGCTTGCAACACGATCAGGGTCACCTACCAAGTCGATACCCAAGCCTTTACTTGCTGCTGCATAGTTGGCTTTACCGGTCAACTGGATAAATCCACGTCCACGGTATTTCCAACCATCGCCTGGTTTGTCGTTCCCCATGCGTCCGCCGTAAATGGAGTTCGCAATCGCTACAGGGCCGGCTGCTGCAAGTTGCTGCGCCACTGCCATGTTCGGGAAACGGTTAGGCCAGGTTTTCATCAGAGACTCTGCTTTATAACGCAGGTTCTCCTCGAGTCGACTAAACCCACCGGATTCCAAGTGAGTTTGTGCAAGCATCATGGCAAGTTCTTGCTTGTCCGTGATTCCCGCAGCCATGGCGTTACGAATCAGGATACGTGCTCCCTCTTCGGCACCTGGACCGAGTTTCAACGGACCGACTTTACCGGTGTTATCAATCCCTCCGCCTGCCGCACCATTTGCTCCGCCTGCCTGACCACCGTACGCTGTTTCAATACGACCCGTGTCCGGGTTATATACGGTTTGTTGGCGTTGAGACGTATAGACCTGACCGGTGGATGTCTTGACCTGGTTGTTCACCATATTGCCGGATGAGTCTTTCCGCCAGTCTTTGGCGGTTGTTCCATCCTTACTCTGCTGCAATCCATTCTTAACTGGCTCTGCAGAATACTGGGCTTGCTTAACTTGTGCTTTCAAGTTATTCAGATGGTTTTGAATAACAGAGGCATCGTCATTAAGTTCGCCTGTAGACCACGGAGAAGTCTTGATGGTCCAGATACTGATGGAGTTTACCCCGTCAGTGTATTTCTGGTTTGCCATGGCATTGGCAATTGCAAGCTTAACCTCAGGAGGCATCTTCTTCACAGCAAGCGTTGGACGCGTTTCGCCGATCTGACTGTATGTCTGTCCTGCAAAGGCTAAGTAAGCTGGCAAGAAGCGATTGGTGAACCAAGGTTCCCAACGTTTGAATGACCATTGACTGGATACACTCAAACCAAAGGATCCCGCTACGATCTGGTAGATGTCTGAGGCTTTACCATCAAAGCTTGCACCCTTATCGGTGAACTTCACTTTGTTGGCCATTACCAGCTCGAGCTCCAGGAGTGTTGACACCTTGTCAATATCCAGAGACGGTAGACCGTAGACCTTCATACGCAACGCTGTCAGGTCATCCATCGGCTGGCCTGCTTTTGGTAACAGGTCTGCCAACATATCCCCAACACTCACCACCGTACGATCACCCGTGAACCACGACGACTCTTTATGACCGACCGTATTCAGGCCAGGAATCGAATCGTTGTTTGGGTTGATGGCTTTGAGCATATCGCCGCTGACTTCACGACGCATGGTAGTTTCACGGTTACCGCTTGTGAACACCGAAGCTGACTTGGTCCCTGCCGTTGCACGCTCTGCTTTCTTACGCAGCTGATCAACCACATCCTGCACAAGTGCCACAGTCTGTTTGTAATCGGTTGCATTAAGGTCAGCAAAGATACGACCTGTGAAACGGTATGGATGGTCAGAGGACTCATCGAACTGTTGAGAACGTTTGGCAATCTCGTACTTAGCCCCTACGTCTGTCGACTTATCGAGTTCCATGAAGGCCACACTTGGCAGGACTTGTTTCGCCACGGCTTTGTGTGTCAAGTAAACTGGTTTGAAACGGTGGATGAACCAACCGGCAAACTGTTCAACCTGATCATGGTTATTCGGGTCATCAACAAACAAGGAAGCGAGTTGAGAGATCGGGGCCTTTGGATCCAGTGAAGCGTAACCGTCATCAGTGGTCTTAACGTAAGGCTCTAACGCCGCTTCAAGTTTCAAGACTGCTGAAACGTGACTCGAGTCATTATCCGGAATACCATACTGACGCATACGCATCTGCTGGAGTAATCCTGGATCATTGAACCAGTTAAACAAACCACGTCCGATAGCACCACCACCCATGGCACCTAATGCACCACCAATGATGCCGCCGGCAAGTGTGCCCACTACCGGCACCACAGAGCCAATAGCCGCACCCATTGCAGCACCGCCAAGAATACCACCGGCACCTGAACCTACGGCCTCTGCAACACCGGCGCCATCACCGGCTTTATAAGAGTCGTAAGCTTCCAGTGCAGCCACACCCGCCGTGACGATCCCGCCACCTTTCAGTAGCTTACTGGCAAGTCCACCTGGACCACCACGAAGCATCCCTACGGTACGACGACCAATACCGGCTCCAAGTTTAGTCACACCTTTTGCAGTGTTACGTCCCAGGAAGCGAGTTGCACGATTGAGCAAGCCACGTTTCGGTGTAGCACGTCCTCTTGCACGACCCCGACCACGACGCTCACGATCTGGACCATCGATATCCGCATCACCTAAAAGATCAGACGCTGCATCGAGTGCTTTCTTCCCAGCAAAGACTTTACCGATACCAGATACTAAAGTACCGATCCAGCCGAGCTTTAAGAAGTTAGCCAGTCCACCGAGGATACCGAACTCCTTGATACCACCAACCAAACTACCGACAGAGGAGAACAGACCCGCGACCAATCCAAACAGAGTGGTCGGTTTCTCTTTCTTATCTTTGTCGCTGTGTTGGTTCTTGGCTTCCTCTTGTTCCTTCTTACGTTGAGCACGTTTACGCAGGATATCCCGGACAGAGTTCTCACGAACGCCATCGCCATCCACATCCCCTTCGGCATTGCGCTTCTTATCACGCAGCATGTTCCACAAACCTTTGGTGGCTTTAAAGCCAAGGTATGCAGGACCCAGGGTAGCCCACTTCGCCACTGTCAATACAGGCGAGTTGATGTTAGGCAGATATTTGAATACCGTTTTCGCAAGACTTGCCATACGGCCGGCTTTGCTGTCAGACATGCGTTTGCTTAAACCACGTAACCAAGACTGACGCTCACCCATCCCTTCACGCAAAATAGACGGATCACCGGTTACCTGTGCAATCGCCGCATCTTTGGTTGCAGCAGTCGAGTCACGTACCGAGGCCAGCACACCTACGACCTCACGCAGGAGATTGTTATTCTCCATTTGTGCCTGAACGATGGTAGCGGCTTCTGACGTGCGTTGCTGCTCAGCGGCTGTTGGTTTCGCGACACGGGATTCAACGGTGCTGTCTGGTTGACGGAAGACACTGTTGGTTTGCTGAGGCTGAGACTGCTGAATCACTTCAGCTTCTTTCACCATGCTCTCAACAGCTTGATCAACCACCGATTTACCAAACTGATCTTGCAGACTCTTAATGACTGCTTGCAGGGATTCACGACCTTGTCCCGCAGCGGACATCAGCGAGGATTTGATAGAACTGAAATCAGGACTACGCATCCCGCCCAGTTTACCACCCAGTGATGAAAGACCATCAGACGCCGTCTTCAGGATGTTACCAACGGCGCCCCCATCAGACTCGCCAGCACCGAAGCCACTTAACCGATCGCGGGCACGTTGTCCAAAGCTATTATCCATACGACGAATAATACGATTAACAGCCACTTCACCATAGCGTCCAATAAGCTGACGGCGAACCACTTCATAAGCCTGGGGACTGTTACCACGGGCCGTTGATAACTGTTCACGGATCTCTGCTTCTTGTTCACGAGTGAGTCTCCCACGTAGATTACCAAAGCGGTCAGTTACACCACTCTTCAGGTTAGCGAGTGCTTCACGACCCATGGCACCGAGTTCTTCACCAGGCTTGACATCACTACCGGATTCATCGCCTTCACGATCTGGACGGTAGTTAGGGTTCTCAATGAACTTCTGCATCATCTCCCAATACATGTCATGGTTAAACACGTCTTGGTTGTTAACACGCTTGATGATCCCCATGTCTTTAAGCTGGGCACGACTACCGGAGTTCGCCATGGTATTCAGTGACGTTTCAACATTCGGCATGTACTGGGCTTGCGCCTGCATGATGTTCGACAGGTTGTTACGCAACTGAGCGAGCTCTGGCGCATCACCGATCTGGTATTGACCGAAGGCTCTTGCTTTACCGGTTGCTTCACGGGTATCGAAACGCTTATGCAAGAACTCGTTGATCTCACGTACCGCATCTTTATTCGCATCACCCCAGCCACTTGCTTTCAGATAGCTGTTGACGTTGAACCCATCGCCGGCTTCGGCATCACGTGCAAAACGCATCGCCAAAGCAACGCGCGCATTCGGTGACAGTTCTTTCTCAGGGTCAAGTGAATCAACCATGGTCGAGAACGAGGAAGCCGCGGAAGAGAACTCATTGCGGTTAAAGATAGAAGAGCGCAGATCGACGTTGGCACGTTTCTTCGAAGTGAATCCACCCTGGATATGGTTAAAGTTGGTTTCACTGACACTCGAGGCATCGGCACCCAGTTTATTAGCAATCGCCGTGACTTGCGTTAACTGACGGGTCAGCAACCCTGGAATGACTTCAACCACTGAGCGACGTGTCATCTGGTCGAAGATTGCCGGTGTCGTCAGATCTTTCACACCCGGGTTATTCAAACGTGTACGGTTACCCATTGAAGCAGGCATCTGGAACAAGGTGTTGTTCAAGAAGGGGTTAACCACTCGCTTTTGCAGGCGAGAGTACCATTTGTTATTCGGGTCGTTAGCGTTAAAGTCTTCACTGAAGTTCTGACGATTACGCAACCAGCCATTAATCAAACCCGGAGCGGCATTTGAGTAGTAGCTGAGATCATGACCTGCACGGTTCAGTTTGGCGTTCTTAGCCAAGGCTGGGCGGGCGAAGGTTGAAAGCAACCACGGCATCGCACCGACTAAACCTTGACCAGCCATCTGACCGTAATCACGGGCACCTAAAGAGCGACCCATCATGCGGGCTTGTTGCGCACCCATCATGGCAGCACGTGCTGCAGCAATACCACCGGATGCACGATAGTTCACATCCTGACTGCGTTGATCGACGACATTAAAAAATGTTGTCAAACAGGCGGTTACCGAACTGGGAGAAGTTCCCACCCAGTGCACCGAGTGCACGTTTACGGATGAGTTCTTTCGCCGAGTTGGAATGGGTCATCTTTTCGAAATCAGTCAGACCCGTGTTCTTCACCAATGCAGTCATGGCATCAAGCGAGCGTTTGTAGAAACGCTCTTGCATCTTACCAATTGACATCTGCAGTTTATAAGAGCGGTATTGCAGCTCTAATGACTTGCGCTGGTAGTTAGCGGTGAACTGTTCCTGGAAACCAACCTGACGTGCTTCCAGACGATGGATACCTTGAAGGAACCCAAGGACGTCTGCCTGCATGCGTGTCGACTTAGTCGCAATCGCCGCTTGTTGTGCCAGGGCTTCTTGATGCAGCGCCGTGGCAAGCTGTGAAGACTGCAGTGTTGATTGCTGCATTGCTGCTAACAGATCATCAGTTGAAGCATCTTCATCAAGCTGTGGCTGGTCATCCTGATTGGTTGACGTAAACCGAGTAATCGATGGACTTACTGTTTGCCCAGGTCTCAATACTCTTTAATACACGATCCGGTAACTTTCCACCGTACATCGATAACGCATCGACCGTCAGATCTTTGATGTCGTTGACCGAGTCACGGGTGTTAGTTTTAACTTTATCGTATAGGTCATCTTTGAATCTGGCTGCGCGATCTTTGGCATCGAACGCAGGTGAGAAAGAGGTCGGAAGTAATGAACGAATAATACGTTGTGGTGTTTGTCCACTGGTGAATTCTTGTTTAGCGCCAGTCCAAAGCCCCGCGGCAAACTCACGGATTGCTCCGCCTTTGCCCTTCTTCTTATCACCCGTATTGTCACCAAAATCGAAATCGAAATCGAGATCTAAGTCACTGAGATCTTCGTATCCGATGTTGACATTATCGGCCATGTTAACACCTTATTAAGTTGCTGCTAAAAGGATCACTCATCATGCGGTCAGCATTACTGCCCTTTAACATTACCATTACTGACTCCAAGCTCGTCCCTTGGAGAATGATGCGGCCCGTGACGTCTTTAGACATTTACGATGGCCTGACCACTGATTTGAATGACAATGGTCTTTACTCCATTCCCATTTTTGGACGCGTTGGTTCTGATGAACGTGACCAGCGCTTTAGCTACATTCACATCAAATGCTCGGTCTTCCATCCGGATGTGTTCCGTGCATTGACTGCTTTAAAGCAGATGTATGCTGGCATTCTCTCTGGTAGCACTTATGCCATTTGGGACGAAGAATCGAAGGACTTCATAAAATCAACCGCGCTCGAAGGCGATACCGGTTTTTCCTTCTTTGTCAAACATTGGAAAAGCATAGAATTTAAGCGCAATGAGTCTTCGGCTCGTAGCGACAAGATCGCACTGGTTGAGAAATATAAAGATGTCGCGATGTATCGTAACATCTTGGTCTCCCCTGCCGGTCTTCGTGAGATCCAGATTGATGACCGTGGTCGTACGATTGAGAACGAGGTCAACTCGCTTTATCGTAAGCTGCTCTCTGCGGCGAACACCATCACTGATGATCCTGCGGCTGCAGATACGTCATTGTACGACTCGGTGCGTTGGTCATTGCAGAACCGTTTCAATGAAATCTACAAAAGCTATGCGGACATGCTGGAAGGTAAGCGTGGTATCCTGCAGCAGAAATGGGGTCGTCGTCGTATCTTCAACGGTACGCGAAACGTTATCACGGCTGCACCTGTCGGGACCATGACGCTCGGTGCATTGAACTCACCGCACATGAACGACACACAGATCGGTCTGTACGAGCTTGCACGTGGTGCATTGCCTCTGACGATCCATGGTTTGTTGAACGGCTGGCTGAAGCATGTCTTCAATGACGGTACACGTATTCAAGTCATCAATCCGAAGACGCTCAAACAAGAAACCATTGATGTCGATATCCCAACTGTTTCCAAATGGACAACACAGGAAGGGCTAGAGAAACTCATTGGTGGTTTTGCGGACACAACCATCCGTAATAAACCGATCACGATCCAAGGTCGTTACCTCGGTCTGGTGTATGCAGATGCGGATCACTTCCGTGTGTTTGGTGACATCGACGAATTGCCGGCTAACTTCAATAAAGAGTTTGTCCATCCAATGACCTACACAGAGCTTTTGTATCTGTGCTTGTATCAACGGTGGAATACCCTTTATATGCTGGTTACCCGTTATCCGATTACCGGTATGGGTTCGGTCTACCAGACAAAAGCTTTTGTGCGCACCACGATCAAGTCCAGTGTTAAAGTTGAACTGGATGACAACTGGCAGCCTATCCCGGGTGCTTATGCCACAGCCTTCCCTGTTAATGATCGCTTTGCTGAGTTCATGGATTCCCTGTCTGTTCATCCATCCCGTTTAGGTCTGCTGGGTGGTGACTACGATGGTGATACCATGTCGGCAACAATCTTGCTGGGTGATGACGTATTGCGCGAGTGTGAAATGTTATTGTCACAGCGTGAGTCGTATATTACCGGCCGTGGTGAGTTCCTGGTTGATGTGACTAACGAAACCCTGGACTTCGTGCTTAAAGCGCTGACTTCTTAATCTTTGAAGGTGTCCCATGATTCTTTATAATGCATTCTTTCGCCGTACTGTCGTGCGCAAGAAAGAGCAGATCTTTGGACCACGCTTTCTCCAGCTCTCGCAGCTGGAGTTACCCCGTGGGGCATTACTGCACTACATTCCAAGCGACTTGACTGAGTACGGGATTGAGAACAACGACATCTTAATCAACCGTTATTCCGAAGACATTTATGTCGATCACGTACCGAAGATTGAAACGCCGCTGGGTAACCCACAGCGTAAACCAGTCTCGTTACTACCAAGCATCAAACGTTATCACAACTCCCATCGTCGTTTTAAGTTGGTGCGTAACATCAACTCAGTGATCAAGAACCCGCTGTACATGATCATTGAAAACTACGCGATGGCGCAGCATCAGTTAGTGTATCGTCCTGCTATGTATTCCAACTATTACCGTTGGTACAACATGCAGTACACCGTGATGCACAACATGACCCGTCTGCAAGAATCAAGCAACCGTAATCAGTTCTTGTATCTACAGATCCCGGCGTCATTACCACAGCTGCAACAGCTCAAGATCTACGAAGAGCGTTTGTCAGCCGGTCTGGATAAAGTACAGAACGGTACGGGGTTGGAAGCATTCGATGACGTCTCACCAGAGTGTCGTATCGGTTATGCCATGGAAGCGATGCTGGATTACCAGGACACAGCGGTGTTGTCTGAACCGATGTCAGGTGAACAGGCGCATGCTTTCCAGCACATGGTATTGTGGGCGACGGATAACCAGGTAGACCTGGCAAGTCAGATCCCTAACTACTACCGTGGTAACGCTGAGTCTGTATTGCGTGTCGGTATGGAAGCATTAGGTGCGTATGCCTCTAAGGTGATGAACTTCACCCCTCAGCTTTCCATGGCGGTCATGAACCGTCTGCGCACCCCAGCGGATTACTGGTTCATTCACTTCTGGATGTGGCTCGGTAATCAGCGTGAAGCGTCACTCTTCTCCATGCTCGATCACAACAAGCTTGACAAGATCCACTTGATCATCGGCAACGTCGGTGCGTATTCCATTATCCGTTTAGATGTACTGGATCAATGGCGCACTGAGATCATGAGTAAGTCCTCTAATCCTGAAACAGCGGTTCAGAACTTCCGTAAGCATTTGCTGAAATTCTTAACCCGTCTGTTCGATGTGAAGAACGGTAACGAAACAGTTATTGAACATCTGGATGATGAGAGTGCGCCTCATGAAGTCGTCGAAGTTGCGGAAGGTGAAACAGAGACGCCGAGTGATGTGGTTCAGGCGCCAAGCAGCACCAGTACCTTTGGTGTGGAAGTTCCAACCCTGGAAGACGTCACCGTTGTTCCTGAGGCTAAGCCTGCTAAACCAAGTAAAGGAAAACGACATCGGTTCTGCCTTGAACGATGACGCACCAGTTGACGCCGTGGATCTGTACGAAACCCGTACCCTTGCTGATGATATCGATGATGACGAGTTCAACCATGATGTTGAGTCACGTCGTGCTGATGAAGTCGTGTATCAACCCAATGCCACCACTGCGCCAGAAGACGGTGTTCTGTTGTATCTGGAACGCCTCACCGATGCCGGTGTGTTAACCGCAGCTGAATACAAACGTTTCAAGCAGCTGGCTGAAGCATACAAGACTATCCCTAACCCGGTTGGTCCTGGTACGCTTGCTGATCTGATGGTCATCGATCCATCGAAGGTCAACGATCTGGGTGGTCTCAATGTTCCTGACTCGGTGAGTATCATCGATAAGGGCCTGCTGAAATCATCTACCAAAGACTTTGACAAGAACTACATCAAGCATCTGCTCGAAGCCGATGTATTGAACGCAGTCTTGTCCATCCAGAACTCGGGCGTTGCAGTCATTGACTATAATCGCGAAGAGAAGAAGGATGCGAAAAACCACTACGTCGTTTATACCGTTCAGGTGCAACCGGTTGGTGGTAAAGTCACAACTCTGCGCTTCCGTCTACCAAAGATGGCGGACGATGGCTCAACGGTTGTCAACGGTGTGAAGACACGTTTGCGTAAACAGCGTGTGGACATTCCTATTCGTAAAGTCTCTGCCAGTCGTGTGTCTCTGACGAGTTACTACGGCAAGCTCTTTATGATGCGTTCAGAACTCAGCGCTTACAACTACAGCGAATGGTTAGGTCGTCGCATTATCGCGTTGTCGATTCAAGATAACCCGGATGTGACCAAACTGGTACTCGGTCGTGGCTTTGATCCGAAGGTGCGTGTCCCGCATCTGTACGCGATCTTGTCACAACGCTTTAAAGGTTTCCAGTATATGGATTACACCTTTAACTTCAACCGCCGTGAGATGATCGCCTTCTTTGGTGAAGACACTATCTCGCGTTATGCACAAAACCGTTTGGTAGTGTGTGGCGTGTGTGAAGACCGGCCTATCCTCATGGATGACAACGGGACGCTGTATCTGGCGAAAAGACGATACACTGTCAAACCTGGGTGACTTCGAAACCTTAATCGGTCTTGAGACATCTAAGGCGCCTGTTGAGATCGTGACGCTTGGTGTGTTCCGTCGTGCCATTCCGGTTGGTTTGATTCTGGCGTATTACTACGGTCTGGGCAACATGATCGAGCAGTTGAATCTGCAGGTCCGTACCGTGAACCGTGGTGAACGTTATCAGCTGACCAAAGATGAGCGTGTGGTGCTCTTCAATGATGAAGCTTTAATCTTTAACCGCACCGATCGTTTAGGCGCAATGCTCTTAAACGGTTTCAACATGTTCGATAAAGAAGTCAGTCGCTTCTCGCGTTATGACTTTGATCGCAAGTCGGTCTATCTGAACGTGTTGTCCTCTGCGGGCATGGGTGTGCGCTGGTTACGTGAACTCGATCTGATGCGTGAGATGTACATCGATCCAATTACACGTGATGAACTCCTGAAGATGAATGCACCGATCAAATTCGATCTGTTGCTCATCCATGGCGTGAAGATGTTGCAGAATGACCAGCACATCCGTGAGACCTCGTTCCGTGAACAACGTGTGCGTGGTGCTGAACGTCTGTCGGGCGCGATCTATTTGGAACTGGTACGCGCGATGCGTATTCAGAAAGCCCGTGCAACCTCAGCGAAAGTGGGGCTGGAACTTCATCCTGATGCAGTGTGGTTTGAATTGATGAAGGATACCTCGAGTATCCCAGTGGAAGAGTGTAACCCAATCCACAACATCAAAGACTCTGAAGTTATTACGTACGGTGGTAGTGGTGGACGTACTTCACGTTCCATGACCAAACCAACGCGTGAATACATTCCAGATAACATCGGGATGATCTCAGAGGCATCAGTGGATAACGCCGACGTAGGCTACACCGCTTACTTGTCGATGGACCCATTGATGACAGACCTGCGTGGTAACACGCAAGCAGCAACGGATGACACCAACCCAACGCATATCGTATCAACGTCTGCACTGTTAGCACCTGCAGCTGACCGTGATTCACCGAACCGTACCAACTTCATCTCCATTCAGCACTCGCAAGGTATGTACGCCGATGGTTATCAGACCACGCCGTATCGTACTGGCGCTGAGCGTGTGATTGCCCACCGTGTGAGCAAACTCTTTGCCTATGCGGCGGAAGAAGATGGTGTGATTGCTGAGATCTCTGCGAAACATTTGATTGCCGAATATAAAGGTCGTCGTGTGGGCGTGGAGTTAGGCATTCGTTACGGTAGTGCATCCGGTACCGTGTACGTGCATCCGATCATTACGGATATGGTGGTTGGCCAGACGTTTAAGAAAGGGGATGTATTGTGCTGGAACCGAAATTACTTCGAACGTGATTTCATGGAACCGACACAAGTATCCTGGAAGGCAGGGGCAATGGTGCGTGTGGCACTGATGGAGGAAGAGTTCACTTTCGAGGACTCCTCTGTTATCTCTCAGCGCACGGCAATGCGATTAGGTACGCGTACTGCTAAGCCAATTGCCATTACGGTGGACTTCAATCAGGAAGTGCGTAACTTACTCCCGATCGGCACCAAAGTTGACTCGGAAACTATTTTATGTACCCTGGAAGATCCGGTGACAGCGAACCTTGGGCAGTTTGATGATGAGTCATTTGACTCGTTACGCATCCTTGCCAACAAGAACCCGAAAGCCAAAGCTGTTGGTGAGATCGCCCGTATTGAGGTGACGTATCGTGGGAACATTGACGACATGTCTGAATCACTCGGGATCATCGCTAACCGTTCTGACCGGGAACGCGCTAAACTCAATCGTCAGTTAGGTAGTGATGCAGCTAATACCGGTGAGTGTTTAACACCTGTCCGTGTACAAGGCTCGCCTTTGGAACTTAACCAAGCCATCATCGAAGTATACGTGATCACACCAATGCCAACTCGTTCTGGCGATAAGGGTGTCTTCGCTAACCAGATGAAGTCAACGTTCGGTTCTATCATGCCTGATGGTATCACGACGAAATCCGGCAAACGCCTGGATGCGAAGTTTAGTAACAAGAGTATCGCTAACCGTATGGTAACCTCTCCTTACGTTATGGGGGTCACTAACGTGCTCCTCGATACGATCACACGTCGTTCAATTGAGATGTACAAACGTCTTAAAGGTTAAGGTGATTAATGATGAACAAAGACATTTTAGAAGTCCAGCAGATGTTAATCGGTGGAGGCTTCAATGTCGGTAAGGCTGGTGCGGATGGTCTGTATGGACCATCTACGCGTGAAGCCCTTCGTCAATGTATTGCCAAAGCGACAACCGGTGGGGCAGCAAGCCCCACCTCTCCTATCATCACTTCAGGTGACGGGTATGACTTAGCCTGGAGTGCGAAAGTTACTCCAGAGTTCTGTCGTAAGGTTGAGCACATGGCGCAAGCATTGACGATGCCCGATACCGGTGCAAACGACTTCATGGCTTGCATGGCATTTGAAACCGGCGAGACATTCAGTCCAAGCATCCAGAACGGTGCCGGTGCGCCTTATTATGGTTTGATTCAATTCGGCGATGCTGCTGCCGTTGACCTGAAAACCACAACTGACGCATTGAGAAAAATGTCTGCTTTCGATCAGCTCGATTACGTGTACGAGTTCTTCCGTCCGTATGCAGGTAAGTTGAAAACGCTGAGCGACATTTATATGCGCATTCTGTGGCCGAAAGCAGTTGGTCAGCCAGAGTCGTATGAGCTGTGGAACAAAGCAACACGCCCAACGACCTATTTACAAAACCGCGGTTTGGACATCAATAAAGATGGTTCGATCACCAAAGCCGAGGCTGCGCAAATGGTACAGGCAAAACTGACCCGTGGCATGCAACCACAATTCCGTCGTAAATTATCATAAAGCATTTATAAGTAAGGAGAGGTGTATGTCACAGACAGCACTGTATGATAACGCAAATATCGTTGCGAATATCATCAGCGTAGCCGCTGCCGTTCATCAGAACGTTGCGGGAAATGAATTTGCAGCGATGAGCTCCCCGAAAGATCCGGGTGCCATTAACTATTTACTGGCTGCGAAACTGCAGGCACGTATGGCTGCCATGATTGCGAACGGAGCCAATAAATGATCAGACAATCCGAAGCCGCTGCTGCGGTCGACCTGGCACGTCTTCTTACCGGTGCGGGCGTAGGCCTGGCTTGTCAGAACGGTTCGCCATTAGACGCACTGCGTATGGCAACAGACGTGGTGACTCCGGTCGTCGACGATTCTGTTGAAACAACTCTGGTTAACCGCACCAAGTCGGTTGTCCTGGGTGGTTCTAATGAAGACGGTTCTCCACGTGAGATCCCTTCTGAACACGGCTGGGCAAAACAACGCCTGGTTGAAACCCTTTCTGCAGGTGTGCAGAAAATCTCTGCTGCGGCAAAGAGCGTAGTCATCCCTGCGATCAAAACGTTACATGATCGTGTCGATGCTTACGTCGATGCCAAGTCTGATCCATCAAACGTGATGCCAGAAGTCAACGTATACGTTTACGATGATATTTGGGCGAGTAATGTGATCGACGGCGTTGTGAACCATTACGGTAATGTCAACCTGGTTGGCATGCCAATTGTGCAACTGCCAGATCTGACTGATGAGCAGATTGCTGCGCTGACTAACTCTGGTTCTGCTGAACTGAGTGCGTTCGCGTCTGAACAACTGGCGAAGAACCCGGACCTGGCTCGTGCGATCTATCAGATCTGGTTCCAGGGTTCACTGGTATCTGATCAGGATAGCTTTAGCTTCCTGAGTCGTGTGCTGCAGACCAACAACACCGAACGTAATGTCCTGGTGTTTGGTAACGATGCGCTGGATACTCGTCGCGTTTACGAACCATTGGTCATGGCGTACCTGATGGCTGACAACCTGTATAACAACCCGATCCCAGGCACTGGCCTGAGTGACGACCGTTATGCAATGGTGATGTCTGCCTTCCGTGCACACTTCGCGAAAACCATCGAGCGCATCTATAAAGTGCGTGCATCCAATGCCGATCGTAAGATGCTGGTGATCTCTATGCCAGTTACTGACAGCTGGCGTGTTGATGGTCTGTCAACCGAACAACTGCTGCTGAACGGCGATGTGTATCAGTGGTATCTGCAGGCAGGCGGTTCTATTGAAGCGCTGTTGGGCAACTGCTTCATCGAGCGTTCGGTTAACGGCCGTACCATTCTGGATGCGAAAGATCGTCTGGAAGCTGAGTATGCGCGTGTTGGTACCTTGGCGAAATCCATTGCGGTTACCAGCAAGCACACGTTGACCATTCAGGGTATCATGAATGCCGTAGACAACTACGTCGTTAATGAGATCACGGATGAGCTCTGGTCTGAGATCTACAACAAGCTCAGCTATACCCAAACCAAAGCAGATGCGCTGGCAGATGTACGTTACTACGTTTCTTCTATTCAGAGCGTAGCGACTTACCAGGCGGTTGATGACGTGCTGACGTATATCGTGGCCAACATGATCTACGGTCCGCTGAATGTCTCTTCCTTCCTGAATGCCATGGCGAACTATCCAGACCAGACATTGAGCCCGCGTGAAATCGCTGCTCATGTTGAGATGGATATCGTGCTCGACAACCTGCTGCAGATGACTTACTACACCGGCGTACGCTAACCTAACAGGATGGAAACATGGACCTGTCTACATTAACACGCAATAAAGACAAGGTCCGTGCCAACCTTGTAAAGTTAGACGACAACTCGGTGGTTGCGAAAGAGGGATGTAAGATCTACATCCCTGGTCGTTACGTCAACAAAGGGTTGGCAGGGATCGGCGATTCGATCTGGACTGTGGGGATTTACACCATAGTTACCAGTTCGGGGTTTTACTGCGCTGCACTCGGCCCTGCAATCATTGCGCTGGATCCAACCGATATTCGCCAGATTAAGATTGATGGCAACCCGTATTACGAGTTCTCTTTTGAACCGGGATCGACGGTGATTAAATCTACCGTGGTGGGCAAGAACGATCGTATCATCGGACCATTGTTTAATGAATTCATTATCAACGGTAACGTGCCATACGGTTTCAATTTGCTGGATCTGATTAAGTTGTTTAAATTGTCTCAAAAGTATTGTGGCTTCACCATGGGGACAAACAACCAGATCTTCGAAGCGATCATCAACATCATCGCTCGTGACAGTAAAGATCTCAACAAGCTTTATCGCTACACTGTGAAATCGCTTGATGACATCTACACCAATCCCCCGACCATCATTGGTCTACGTAACGCGGCGAAGACATCGACCAACACCGTGGCGAAGTTGGTAGGTAGTTATTTTGCAGATGGTTTAGTCTCGGCATTGATTAACCCGTCTGACCGTGTCGAAGGCGTTGAAGAGATTCTAAGGAAATAAACGTGGACAACACTACGGCGATTGCAATCAGTAATTTTCTGGATCTGTTTCCTAATGCCATCCGTAATAATGTTGAGATTCTCGAATCCCCTCCTGGGGGTACGGTTGCGTTTCACATTAGTACGAACCCGAAGATCAAAGTATTCGAGCCTCGGGTATCTCGCCGCACCATGAATAAAGAAGACCGTAGTGTTCCGCGTGTATCTGCTGCTGCAACGTTAAACGGTTGCCTTTCTGGATACGCTGCTGCGGTCTATGATTGGGAAGGTGTAGATGTTGGCTGGCAGGGCGGATGGAAGATTTACGCGCTGCGTTATGATCTGGCATTAAAACCCAATAAAAAGATTTTAGCCGATGCTGAGAGTACCGAAGAGATCTGGCTCGTTGGATATGATAAAGAACACCGGTCTTATCCGGCTGTCCCAATGGGTGAGTTCTTTTTTACCTCGGTCGCCCGTCAATCGACAGGTGAAAAGAATCGACCACGTAAAGTGGCGATCACGGCGTATATTCGTGTGGGCGATGGCTACACACTGCCTTTGAATAAGACTACGTTATTACGCTCAGGATTTTACCAACTCACGTATAACGATTATTATCAAGCGATGGATATTCGTAACCCGCAAGATATTATCGTTAAACCCATTTCAGAATCCGTGTATCAAAGCTTTAAAAAGCTCGATGCTGGATTACTGAGTTATTAACTTATTCGGTGAAATCATGCCAGCTAATATCTCGTTTACTTGTCAGGTGCTACGTGGCACCAACAAGGAAGGTCTGTTAAAGCCGGATGAGAACGGGTACTACACCGTTGTCCTGGGCGGCTTTAATATCCGCAATGAAATGGGTAACTACTACCCGTTTAACAAATACCTGGAAGAGATCTTTAAGAGCAGCTCAACCTTCATGCGTAAAATCGAGAAGGGGCAGTTGCGTGGGGAGTGTGATCACCCTGCTCCTTGGAAAGGGATGTCTGAACGTGAATGGTTTACCCGTTTACGTAAGATCGAAACCAGTCGTGTGTCACACCACATCCGTAAGGTAACGCTGGACTTCAACAACTATCGTTCTCAACATGGCGAAACCATGGTGGCGGTGTTGGGCGAAGTAAAACCAGCAGGTGGTGAACTCGGTGACAAACTGCGTGCCTCGTTAGAAAACCCTGATGAAGACACTGCATTCTCTATCCGTACGTTAACGCTGGACCAACCAATGGTAACCGGTGCATGGCGTAAAGATGTTTACGAATGCGTGACTTGGGACTGGGTTGAAGAACCGGGTATCCGTAATGCACCAAGTATCACTCGCCAGGCCTGGAGTCGTTTGACTCGTATCAGTTCTCACCACAAACTGTGGGCGATATTCTGCTTAGCAGTAATAGTGGTGTTGGTTATGGAATGGAAGCTGATGCAGCTGACCCACAACCACTGCGTGATCTGATGAAAGACTATCAGGCTGAAGCAGGCAGTAAGATCATGACACGCAAGTCCTTCATGCGTTGGTAATCTGGGAGACGTCCTTCGGGGCGTCTCTTATGCTGATTGTATGAAGAATTCAAATGTAAGGGTAGGGATGGGCTATGCTTGAGATGTTGCTACTAACAGGAAAAGCTAAAGCAGTTGCACCAGACGGGACTGGTCCTGGTAATAACAAAATACTTTTTAGCTATTCAAAAGGTGAAGGGTTATTAGCGGGATATTACGGTCGGATTGATTATACCAATCTAATAAATGGTAGTGATCTTGCAACCGCAATTGGACTGACAGCCGGAGCCGCTATGAACGATACGGTTGACTGGCTAAAGTTTTATTTAGACGGTAAGGTTTTGTTTATACCACAAAAGCCATTCAGATATGGTCTGGCATGGAAGAGCCTGTATGACATTGGTTGTGTCTACGGCGATGACACCATCGGTAACAATCTTCCGTCGGGATACTCAACCCTTCAGAATAAAAAGGTGACGATTGGTGACTGGCAGTTCCGTGTTCGTTTGATGGATGTTATCAATAACCCACCAAACACAACCATTGCAACTGATCAGTCCGAATGGGACCGCCTGTTCTACAGTATCGTTGCAGCACAGGTAACAGGGCAGCAGGTTGACGGAACAACGAAGTGGGATAGCTTTGCGGTAGCCGATCTCGGGCTAACAGGCACTAACGGGATCTGGACCCATAGTCGTTCACCTTATTACTACAATAGCGGTTATACAGGTTATCGTGGTGTGCGTGGCAGCAGTTCGATTACCAACAAAACAGGTTATGCATTGACAACCGCTGCGACACAAGGTGGTTGGAGACCTGTATTGGAATTGATTCCCCCGACTACATAACTGGGCAGGGGAAACCCTGCCTTTATGCCGTCTGTAAAATCGAACCTACCTTCCCCTTAGTATGTACAAAAATCTTAA